ATCGTTGATGTCGGCTCCATTTCGAAGCGCCTCACGCAGACCGAGGGTCACTTGATCCTCAGCCTTCAAGGTCTCGACGGAGCTTCGGATAGCCCATTCCGAAAGCTGGGTCAAGACGATTTCGTGTTCGGTAAGAAATGTCATTGGATGTCCTCCTTACCGATACAACATAGCAGTTTCCTAGCTGTTGTCTACCTTTGCGGACATTGGGCGAAATATGACCCTCTTTCCAATTCTATGTCTATTACGATCTGCGGAAGCGGATATGACTACAGCTTCGGACGTAAAGCGCGAAGACCATAAGCAGCGCAATCCCCTCGTGGAAGGGCGGTACATGCGTTGCCCAAGGTGCAAGGAGAGACAGGATGTCTTGCGCTTCGTTCCGATGGGCGTGATTGAGGAATACGCCGACGAGACGAACCCGGTTTACAAATGTCCGAAGTGCCGTTGGGTTTTCTCGCCTTCGCTGACCAACGATGAAACGTTGGAATTTCTGCAAGTACAAGAACTAACGAGAGGCTCAAATGACTGACGCATTGCTTCTCGCCGCACAGCGCGGCCGGGAGGATCGTCTGCTTGAAGCAGCGATTGACCGACGACTCGAACTCGTCTTTGCCGGTGGTAAAGCACCCGGCGTTTCTGAAGCGGACACGGTTGGCCCTCATGCTCGTCACCAACTACGGGGAATTCTCCGCTACTACGCGAAAAAGGATCACCCCTTTGGAACGTGCGTGGCAGACAATATGAAGCGCTTCGGTCCAAATCGCACCGAGCGCGTTTGCGCCACTGTGAAGGACATAATTCGGGGGACGACTCACTGGCGCGGGCACCCCGAGCTTGATCACGGTTCCCCTGGCGCGGTCGCTGCGTCAGATTCTCCGCCAGTCATCGAGCAGGATGTTGCTGAAATTCTGCTCAGCCTCAGTGAGTCCGAACTGGAAATTCTCTTCTCGGACGCTCAGGAGGAAGTAGTATGATTTGGAATTCTGAACAGCTTCGACTTGCACAGAAGTACGCTAGTCATGAAATTCAGGCAGATGTCGATTACATCGGCGCAGTGATTTTCGAAACAGCAACGCCATCCAGTATTCGTCATAAAAAGGATGGCGGAGATCATGGAGTGGCCCCTGCGGAAATCATCGCCGATGTTGCTCCGGATGACGCTGAGGATGGGCTATCTGATGCTCCTCCTCCGATTTCCGGTTATCGCATCGCCGACGTGCAGGGAATGTCCTGTTGGAATTGTGGACATTTCACTCCGACCGGCGACGATGACGACGATGGCGTCGTGGATGGCGTCTGCAATCTCTTTGAGGCTCACGCAGATGGTGCGAACACCTGTGACCGCTTCACGCCGCACGCTGACCTATTTCGGCAGCAGCCGCATACCTCATGGACTGAAGATATGCAGCAGGCGGCGAGAGACTCTTACGATCAGCGCTTCGATCGTGGAGTTACGTCGGTCGAATATTCAGACAGCGCCGTTCTGAATGAGGTAGTTCTTTCCGGCGATGCCAGCGAAGAGGATGGTCTGATTTGGAAGGACATCCTTCGGACCGGCGAGTGGGACTCGACCCCGACCACCAACGGCGTCATCAAAAAGAAGCTCCGAATCATTCGTGACGGATTTTCAGATCCGACCAACGGGATCATCGCTCTCTCTGAGATCTATCGGAATTTCAATGAGGGAGCCGTTCCGTATGTCACAGTTCCGCTTTCCGATGATCTTCAAGACCACAAAAACATCGCTCGTCTGAATACCGGATTCGTTCGGAAGCTGAGAATGGCCGAGCGCGATGGTCTCACAGTGCTTCAGGGTGGATTTGATTTCACCGAGCCGGATGTCAAAGAGAAGGTGCTTCGCGGGACGATTCCCGATTGCAGCGCCGGGGTTCCGTTTGGAGTCACGCGCCGAAGCGACAGCAAGACTTTTGGCGCTGTGCTCGATCACGTTTGTCTGACTCGTCGTCCGTTCATCGACAATCTTCAGCCCTTTGGTCTTGCGGCTGCGGATTCCGACAGCGAGGATCTCCCGGTTGAAAGGTGGGAGCAGACTGGAACGGAAACCGAAGAGGAGTCGGAGGATTCTGAAAATCAGATGTCCTTCCGTCAACTTTCGGCGGCCGTTCGATCCGCTCTATCGGATCAGCTTCGTCTCGGTCCTGAATATCTCGTTGAAGATATTACGGGGACCACGGCCACAATCAATCACAAGACTTCTGGCGCGTCTTGGACAGTGCCTTTCCGAATCAATGGAAATTCAACTGTTGTCGCGTCGGTAGATAGCTGGAAGCTCATTGAAAACGAGCAGACAGTTACCGTCGAGCCGGAACCCGTCGCCGCGTCAGATCTGCGTCGGGCACAAGAACTGCGCGAGCTTCAGTTCTCGTCGCAGCCAACCAGCCAAACAGGAGGAACTGATATGTCCGTTCTGTCGCTGGATGGTGTCGAGCTTTCTGACGAGGCTCGCGCCCGAATCCAGTCGGTTATTGATGAGAATCACTCATTGAAGCGCTCTGATCGTGAAAATCGGGTTGCCACCCGAATTCAGGAATTGGAAGGTATGGGGCTGAAGGACCGCCCTGGCGCTCTCAAGCTGTACCGCGAGGTAATGCTGTCTGATGACGGTGGCCTTGCGGTCGTCCTGTTCGCAGATAATCAGGACGAGTCCAAGCGCGAGCCTCTGACTGCACTTGGAATTCTGGATCGGTTCATCGCCGGTCTCACTGCCAATGGCGAGGGTTCTGTTCAGTTTTCTGATCAGGCTTTCCAATCTGGTAATGACAACAAGCCTCCCGAAGACGCATCCGGTGAGAAGCTGCCGCTCGAAGATCGAGTGAAGGCTTCGAAGGAAGCGCTGTACGGGAAGCGCAACCGCCGCAAGTAGGAAGGAGGCGAATTCTAAATGCCATTTGGCGTACAGCGGGGTTGGATGCGTTATGCGCTTCCGCGCCCTGAAATTCTCTCGTACCCATTGGAGACGAACGTCATCGACTCCGTGGTTCTGAATTCGGCGGGCGTTGCCCCCGATGCCAGCGGTCCGTATATGAATCGCCGTTATCTCGTTGCAGGTACGGTGCTCTCGAAGCGGCCTGACAATACATACGAGGCATACACCGGAGCGACAAGTGTTGCGGCTGTAAATCAGCAGCAGCAGCTTCAAGTTTTCGGTCCTCCGACTGGCGGCACGTTTGCTGTCGGATTCAGGGGTCAGGAGACTGCACAGCTTCCGTACAACGTGACGGCGGCTGCGCTTCAGACGGCCCTACAGGGACTCAGCACGATCGGCGCTGGAAATGCGACCGTGACGGGTGCATACAACACGGGTGGATTCGTTGTCACCTTTGTTGGCGCTGATGCTGCTACAGAATTGCCTCGGCTGTCTGTTGATGCAACGCAGCTTCAGGGAACAGGAAATCAGGATATCATCGTCAATGAGCTTCAGCAGGGTAGTGCCGCTGAAGCAACTCAGAATGTCGCTGGCATTCTGTTTGACACGGTGGAATTCGCAGACGGTTCGGCTCTGTCGGATGAGCCGGTTGCCATGCTGCGAAAGAATGTGTCCTTCAAGGCCAGCAACATCGTGAATTTCGCTGCGAATCAGGCAGCGATCGTTGCGGGCCTTCCAACCTGCGAATTCATCTAGAAAGAAGGTGAGACAAAGTGCCGATTTTTGATATTTACGATCAGGCGGTTCTCACCGAACTGGTGAATCAGCCGGTGGACACCGCCTTGGAGCAAGCCCCATTTCTAGGGGAGAACATCGCTCCGACAAACGATCAGGAGTCACGGATGGCCCGTATGGATATCGGGCGTCAGTACAGCTTCGGGATCGGGCAATTCAAGGCACCGAACGCGATGCCTGCACTCGTTGAGATGCCCGTCACCGAGAGGCGCGAAGCGCTGATCGAGATGGCTCAACTCGAAGAGATGCACCGCATCAATTCGGAGCAGTGGCTCAAGCTGAATTCGAATGACGAATTCATTCGAAATGCAGAGGGCCTCGATGTTGTGTCACGCGGCCAGGTGCTTCGTCGTCGCCTTGAGCGGTTGACGGAGTGGATGCGCTGGCAGGCATTCGTCAACGGTTCGCTGACGATCACGTACCCCCGCACGAATTCGCAGATCTTCATCGACTACGGATTCCTGCCGGGTCACATGCCTACTCCGCTGACACTGTGGAGCGATACCGTCAATTCAGATCCGGTTGCGGATATGGAGGGATGGCAGCTTGCCGGTGCGAATGATTCGGGATTCCTTTACACCCGAATCCATCTCACATCCAAGACGGCGAAGCTGATCCTCAACAACGCGAAGCTCAAGACCTATTTCAATGTTCCTCCGGGCACTCCGTTCCGGGCGACGTTGGAGCAGGTTGCGGCTCTGCTCGCTGAGGGTACGGAATTCGTTGTCCATGACGCCGGTTTCCGTCCGATGGCTTCAGGCGCAAGTCGCTCCGAGGCTGCCCACACGCGCTACCTGCCCAACTACAAGGTTCTGTTCACCACCGAATATCAGATCGAAGGCGAGAACATCGCCGACACTCTGAACGGTCAGGTGGAAATCGGAACGGACTACAACGAGACCGAAATCCAGCAGGGTCCGTCCAGCGAAGTTCTGCTCGACAACATGACCAAGAACCGCTACCTCCGTGAAGCGGCGGCACGCATCGTCCGGATTATCCATCCGGAGTGCTTCCTGTCCGCTACGGTCGCCTAGAAAGGAGGCGAAATCTGATGGCGAAGTATTACCAGGCACGACAGGACGTTTCAATTCCTCGCGTGGTCAGTACGACTGGTGAGGGTGACGATGCAACTCACGAGACCGAGGGTGTCAATTACAACGCAGGCTCGATGGTCCGAGCGGAGGATATGACTCCGCGTGATCGGAAGCGGGCTGAAAGCGGTGAACTTGAGCACCTTCTGATTCCTCTTGATGAGGATCAAGCTCGTCAACTCGCCGCTGGTGGTGAAGAGCCTGAATTTGGCGTCTTCATCGCAGAGCATGAGGCTGAAGCTCACGCACTGGAAGCCTACGGCCACCAAGTCGTCCCCGCCGATCAGGCGTTGGAGGCAGCTTCCGCGAGCGCAGAGCACGCGAGGGCATATCAGGAAGCGGTCAAGGAGCATGGTCTCGATCGTCGTCCCGCACAGGAGGCGATGGCTCAAGATCGTGAACGAGTTCCGGACGAGTGGCTCCAAGGCGCTGAGACGCGCTCTGGACTCCCTCATAATCGCGGACCCGCTGAACAGCAAGGCGGGGAAAGCGAACAGGATGATGGCGACGATGGGTCTGAGTCGTCTGAATCCACCGCTACCGCAACTCGGCCACGTCCGGGGGCCGAGAACACCGCTTCGGATTCCGACAGCCAGTCGCAGGCTCAGTAGGAAATTCGAATGCCGGTTGCAGGAGCTATCGCCGACCGCCTCAAGGCGCTCATCCCGATCACCTGGGATGGGTTGTCCAATGATCCGCGCGTCGGCGATAGCGCCCTGCAAAGTGCAATTGACGTAGCCAAGGCAAATGTCACCGGCCAAGTTCTCGTAAATACACAGGAGCATAATTATCCAGTAATCGTTGTTGATTACATCGCCAAGATTGCCGCCATTGAATTGATTCCTGCCGGGATTGATTTTTGGATGAATCAGTCTATGTCGGTGTCTTCGACCGGAACAAACGAATCAATCACATATACCGATCGCGCTGACCGTCTTGACTCATTGCGTAAGGAATTCATTTCCGAAACTCGCATAAAGCAGCAAGAGGTTTCGAAATTGATTGGATATTGGGTTGATGATGGTCGTGCAGTGCCGCAAATGTCGAGTGCGAATATCAATCCGTTCCATTTGACTCCGAGCCCCGAAGAATTCCCCCGTCCCTACACGCAGACGCAATACTCATGAGCGTTATTTCAAGTTCACTACTCGATACGCCGACTGTTGGTCTCGAAGACCTTCAGCGTGCTGCCTTCTACGTATTTTACGAAGGCATGAATAACGCTATCAATCAGATCGCCGAGTATTGGAATCCGCGTGATGTTCAATTTGATGAAGTGACCGGACGCACGACTGCGCCGACTTCTATCGAGCCAATTCCCCCGGGAAATTTCCATGAGGGACATAAGCCTTCGCTCATATCAGCAAATCCAGATTCATATCCGAATTTGGCGGTCTTTGCTCTTCGTGCTGACCCATCCAATGAGTCAGGTAGTTTCGATCAGATGGATTCGTTTTCGGATCTTCTGATGGTCGAAATATTGGTCAAAGGCGAAGATGAGGACACGACCAATCGAAGAATTCAGAGAACGGGGGAAGCAGTTGTTCTCTGTCTGCGTAGAAATCCTCAATTTGGTGGTGCAGTGACAGGATTGGAATCTGCTCCTCAATTGATGATTTCAGATTTGTTCGCATTGCGTTCTCCATCCCAGAGTGGCGGTTACGGCGACCGTTATGTATGGCAGGGGGCGCAGATCACTTTCCGAATTCGCAAGGATTCGGTGAGTCCGTCTAGTGGCCCAGGCACCTTCAGCCAGGCGTCGCAAACCGATTACTCGAAGTTCATCGATCAAGGCTAAGGAGGAAAATCCAGATGCCGTTTTACATGCTGGTTGCCTCGGGTCGTCCGGATGTGATCGCCGATGAGATCATCCTCGCCCGTGATGCACAAACCGGCGAAGTCACTAAGTCAATTGGAACTCGTCTCGCCGTCGAGCTTTCAGACGAGGAAGTGGCTTCTGCCAGAAATGCTGCATCTCAAATCGGATATAGCATCCTCGCAGTTGAGGAAGATCCGACTGAAGAACAGCAGGCGGCGGCTCAGGCTTCCGTCGCGTCCTCGAATGTGGGCGCTGATGTTATTGGTCAGGCTCCGCAGGTTGTCTCCACAGGGGACTCCGGTGCGGAAATTGATCAGCAGGCGGAACAGACCGCCGAACAGCAGAAGGCCGGTTCTGATTCTCCACCCTCTCCGGGTGCGGGTTCTGGACCGGGAAATACGCCAACCTCTGAAGGGAGGTAGAGCTAGATGGCGACGAACTTCTTCCGGACCTTCGTCAATGACCGGAGCTTCATTCGTGGCGCTGCACGCCTCCTATGTGCTCCGATCGAGCAGGCGTTTCCCTCCAAGATCTCGGATGTGGTTGCGTTGGCCCCGGCAGCGGGTGCCAATGACGTACAGACGATTTCTGAAACGGGACCGCCGACGGCCGGTAATTTCACCATCACGCTTGATGCTTATACGTCAGGTGTGATTGCATATAACGCCACCGCCGCGGCCGTTCAAGCTGCCCTGGTGGCTATGCCGAATATCGGTGCTGGAAATGTGGTTTGTTCAGGTGGTCCGCTGCCTGGAACACCTGTCGTTTGCACCTTCCAGGGTGCATTGGCAAGCACAACGATGTCTTCGTTGACCACTAACAGTGGTGGACTTACCGGAGGCACCGCTGCGGCCACACATACGACGTTGGGATCGCCTGCTCTGGCGCTCTATGACTCTCAGCCGGGTTGGCTGGATCTTGGAGCAACCAAGAACGGAATTACGATCTCGATCAATAACTCGGAGGATACCTTCGATATCGATCAGCAGCTTGGCATCATCGGATCGCAGCCTTCCGGCTGGACCGTCACTGTTGCCACGTCGCTCGCGGAATCAACTCCGGAGCGGATGCAGATCGCATGGTTGGGTTCTGCGATTTCACTGGACAACACACCCACGTCGGGTGCTGAGCAGGTAATTGGATTCGGCGCACCGAACTTCTACGTTCAGCGTCGTCTCGCGGTTCTGTTCCAGCGTCCGTCAGGGAAAATCCGTGGTTACTTCTTCCGGATCGCTCAGCGCGCCCCGCAGGAGTCCACGCTCTCCCACAACAAGACCGGAGATCAGCAGTCGATCCCGGTGACGTTCAATGCTCTGCAAGATAATGCAGTGACGGACGTTCAGTCGCAGTTCTTCGTCATCCGCGATCAGTCTGTGACGGTTCCCGTCTACAACTGATACGCTCTTTCACAAATAGTGCCGGGACGACGCAAAGCGGTCTCGGGCTACCGGCTAACTAAAAGGGCCAAGGAGCCAGTGCTTGCACGTCGATCCGCAATCGGAGCCGTCAGGTTTTTCTCTCCTCACCTGGCGGCTCCTTTGCGTAGATTTGGAAAAATATGAATCTTAGGTTCGAACCTGTCGAGCAGCGTAAATTCCAAGGAACCCCGGAGGCCATCGCTGCTTTCGCGGGGTATCCGGCTCGTCTTCGAGCGGCACTTGTCGATGTTCTCGATGACGCAGTGGATGAAGGTCATCGAGTCGCTCAGCAGGAAGCGCCCAGAGGGCCTATTTTGTCGCGAAATAGCGGCAGGCGAATAGTTGACTCGATTCAGCGCGGAAATGTCATAGCGAGGCAGGGAGGGGCTGGCGGGGGTGCCACCCTTGAGCGCGACCTGTACGCCAGCGGGGTTATTGCTCCGCATTTGCGCTTCGTCTTCGAGGGGACCGGAAATAAACGCGGCGGAGAAATTGAACGTCGAATTCCCGGTTTGGGAATTGAAGAAGCAGTGCGGCGGCGTGCTCAGGGTCTCCCGATGCGAGAGATAGTTCATGGAGATCGTGAATTGAAGGCTTCTGAATTGACTGGCAACAAGAAGGTTTTCGCTATTCAGAAAAAGGGCGAAGCCGTGCATTACAGAGCAGCCATTTCTGGTCAGCGTCCGCAGACAGAATGGTGGGATATTGCCGTAGAAGCGATGAATCAGCGGATGCAAGAAGGTGCTGATCGTATTTTCGAATCTCTAGATCACCAACGTCCCACACATCCATAACCGCACGACCCAAAGGAGGGTCTCATGGAAGCATCGACAGTAGACCAAGACCAAACAGCAGTGGAAGGTGATGTCCAAGATATCCCTCTTGCCGAGGGGCTTGCAGAAGGAATAGACCAGCAGCAGACGAGGCCCCGTCCGGGTTCTGGGTCGGCCGCTGAAAATCCAGATGAAGATGATCAATCATCTGCCAAGGAACAGGCAGCGGAGGATCTCGCGGTTCTCGTTTCCAAAAAGGGATCGCACGAGTGGACATTCGGCCAAGGTGAACAGAGTTCACGGTCATACATTCAGCGTGAGCTTTCCGTAATCGGAAAAGCACAATGGTTCGGGCTGCTTGGTGGGATTCTGGATGAGGCGCTCAGTGGAGAGAATGCGATTTCTCTGAATTCACTGCTCGCTCCGCCTGCTCGTTCTACTCCTGGTCAGTTTCAGATTCAGGATTTCCAAGACGCGGACACATTTGTTCACGCTCTCGGAAAGCTATTGGTGTTCTCACCGAAATTCATTCATGAGTCAGTGTGTATCTGGCTTTCGGTTCCTGATTATGAATGGGAGCTAATGAAGCTGTTGATGGAGCAGTCTCCGGAGATCGGCGGAATGTCCGACGATGACTTCGAAGAAATCCTCGCCACCTTCATCGATCAGAATTATCCAGCAATCGAAAGTTTTTTTCGCCAAAGGTTCCAGCGTCTTCGCGCTCGCTTGCAGGCTCGGGCGAAAGAGGCAAGCCAGTCACGCTCTTAGAAGCGTTAGAGGATTACTCCGCGTGGCACTCAGAATCCATTCAAGAGCTTCTGCATTGGCCCGCACCACGGTTCGACCGCTTCTATCAGTTGCATCAACGGCGACAAATTATCGCCGGTCTAGAAAGTCAAAAACAACAAATGGTCGCGGCTCTTTGGAGTAATTCCAATTGGGATGATGATAAAGGATCGCGCAAGAAGGCCATTGCAGACATTGAGAGTAATTACAAGGAAGCAATCGAAGCAGTGGAACTCGCTTTGTCAACACGAACAGTTCAAGAGGATGAGAAGTTGAATGATGACAATCCCTTCTTCGCAGCAGCGGAGCGTGGTTTGTCTCGTGTTGAGACTGAATATAAGGGATCTGGTGCGAGTCTGCCAGAACCGAGTAAGGATGAGATTGACTACATGAAGGGCCTAGACCAAGAGTAATTAGATGGCCGACCGGAATTACATTATTGAAGTTCTGCTGAAGGCACGGGATGACACTGCCCGTGCCTTCGCGTCGGCTATGGGTGAGATGGAAGCTTATGACAGGCTTCTAGAAGAACAGAAACTAAAATCAGAAGCGGCAAAAACTGCTCAAAAGCGCTATGCCGAAGAGTTGGATAAGGGAACATCGGCACAAAAGCGTCGTAATGATGCTCTGCGCGAAGCCAAAATCAGAAATAGCCAAGCTGCCATTGTTGCGGAGCAACTTGCAGTAGCAGAAAGAAAAGTAGCTCGTGCTGAGTCTGAAGGTAATCCTCGTGCTCGCGCGATTGCTCTTGGCGAAGTAGTCAAGGAACATAAGGCTCTCATTGCAGCGTTGCAGAAAGAAGATCAAGCTGGAAAGACTATAAATAAAGATCTAGCTATTACACAAGCTAATCTAATTGCAAATGAAGTAAAATTCCAAGCAAGACTTGAAGAGACTGCTCGAATTGAAGAAGGGCTAGAAAAAAAGCGATCTCAAGTACAAGCAAAGCGAGATCGTGAGCGGATTGCTGCTCAACGTGATTTACAAAGAGCAGCCGATGAAATCAACAAAGAAACAGAACAATCTCGCGCAGCATCAATGCGTCGTCTTGATGCACTGGATGCGGAAGAAGCAAAAGCACGCACAGAACGTAGAAAGCAAGAACAACGTGAAGCTGATGAATTTAGAAAACAAGAACAACGCAAGGCTGATGAAATTGATCGTCTGGTAAGAAGCGCCCACGCTCCCGCTGATGTTCTTGCTCGACCAGGATCAACTCAAACTCAGGAACTAAGAGCACAACAAGCTTTAGCAGCTATCCATACACAACTGACTAAAATTCTAGGTGATGAAAGTCAGGCCACTCATCGTCTTCACGAAGTCAGATCGCAGGCGCTTCGGGATTACAATTTTGAAAGTGCTGCGATCCGTGATGTAGAACGTGCTAATCGCGCTCAGGTAGAGGGATACAAGGAAGTTGAAAAGGCTCTCAAGGATGTAGAACGAGCCAGGAAGGCTCCGAGAGGCAGTTCGGCCGCGAATATTCCTCGCGCTACTAGAAATGTTGCTGATACTGACATAACTAGCCCGCCAGGAGGGCCAGGAGGCCCCGGAGGAGGCGGTGGAAGTAGCGGAGGAGGATTCAGCAGCGTTTTGGCGAGTGTTCAAAATGGCGCTCAAGTAGTAAGTCAAGCGCTCAATGGGATTGAAGCAAGCGCCGGTGGATTCCACGGGATTATGCTGAGTGCAATTCAGCCCTTAGTTGTTCTGATTATGGGTCTCGTAGGATCTATGTTGGCGCTGGCATCTGCCGCTGTAGCAGCCGGTGCTGCTATTGGTGCGACATTTGTAACTTCGATCGCACAGGCAATCCCTGCGTTAGGTCTATTCGCTGCCGCGATGCAGCGGGTGCAGGCCGTCATGGGTTATGTCCAGACGCTAGGACAGCAACAGCAGACCCGTTTCATCGCTCATTATGAAACGCAAAAGCAACTCGCGATGGGGATCAATCAGGTAGCCATCGCAGAACATAATTATGCAGACGCTTTGTTTGCAGAACAGCAAGCAGCAATGAATGTGACGTTTGCTGAGCATAATTACCAGAATGCAATCTACGCTCAGCAACAGGCCATATATAACGTCAGGGTTGCCCAACTTTCTCTCGTCGCAGCCCGACAGCAGGCCACTCGTCAGCTACAAAATCTGATTTTCCAAGAGACAAATGCCAGGTTGGCCGCTGAAGCGTCGTCTCTTGCGATCGTCGGTTCACAAAAAGCCCTTCAACAGGCTATTGCATCTGGTGGAGATGTTCAGAGCGCACAACTTCAGCTAGCTCAATCTCACGCCAGTCATCAAGAGTCAGTCGCGCAGGCACAGCGCTCTATCCATGACGCTGCTCCCGGATCTGTTGCAAGACAGCAGATCACACAGACCGTACAGCAGGCAGATCGTGGTGTGACACAGGCGCGTCGTGCAATTGTAGATGCCAATTTCTCTCTGAGGCAGGCTGCAAACGGAATCATTCAGGCCAAGCGAGCCGTTATTGATGCTGAATTCCAAGCGGCACAAGCTCGCGCCGCGATTATCCAAGCTCGCCAGGCAGCGGCCGGTTATAACGTCGCCGTCGCTGCTCAGTTGGCATGGCTTCGCTCGCAGATGACGCAGACAGAGAGATCTCTTGCTGTCAATTTCAAAAAGATCTACGACATGTTCCGTGGCGTACACGGATATCTGCGTCCTGTCACTGATGCGATCCTCGGGGCCTTCCTTCCGCTCACGCAGAAGATTTATCAGACTCTTCGTGATCCGAGAATCTTCGGAGCATTGCTTTCGCTCGGGCGGCAAATCGGAACTTCGATCAGAACCGTCACAAATGCGATTTTCAGCAATCAATCGATCAATAATTTCATCAAGATCCTTCATGACGCTGCTAAGAACATGGCACCGTTGGCGCGAATCGCGGCGAGCATGTTTAGAACGCTTCAGGCGGTCGCTGTAGCCGCTGGTCCGTTCGTTCATGACTTGCTGACGTATATAGCTGGCGTTGCCAAGCACATTGCTGACTGGACTAATTCGGCAAAGGGTCGAAATGCACTCGCTGACTTCTTCCATACTGCTTTCCTTGCTCTGAAGTCATTCCTTGAGCTTGGTGGATCGATTGCCAAGCTGATATTCGCGGTAATTGGAACTGGTGGAGGCGCGGCCAAGGGAATTTCGCTAATTGATGACCTTCGCAGGCATATTGATTCGATTACACACTCGATCAATACTCATGGACGTGCTTGGCATAACCTTCAGGTTCTCTGGTCAACCGTTAGTCCTGCACTACACGCGCTCGGAACGATTTTCGGTGCTTTTGGACATGCATTTGTTCAACTAGCTTCAAACGGTCAGGGACAGTCGGCGCTTACGTCGATTTCACAGATTGTCGCGAAGGTGATCATCCCGGCGTTCACGAAATTCATTCTGATGGTCGGTCGAGTAGCCTCTGCGCTTCTGAAATTCTTCGCTGCCCATCCAGTAATGGAGAAGCTCGCCAAGGATGCGATTATCGCCTATTTGGCATACAAGACTCTTCATGGAGTTCTTGGAATGGTGGCTTCTGGATTCCTTGGTGTCATAAAGGTTATTTCCAAGTTGCCAGCCATTCTGGGAGTGCTGTGGACAGGGTTTAGCAGCATCGTGACTGTTGTTGAATCGATCGGTCCCATAATGGCTGCCGCATTTGCAAGTCCGGTTGTACTGATTGCTGCCGTTACGGGTGCAGTTCTAGCACTGGTCGCAGCTACCGGGCACATGGGGGATCTGATCAAGGCCCTTGAGGCTCCCTTCATAGCGATCTGGAACAGAATAAAGAAGCCTCTACAGGATCTACAACGACAATTCCTCTATTTCATAAATGGAATCCTTGGACCGCTCGGACTCAAGATCCATAGTATCGGCCAGTTGTTCGATGCTCTATGGCAGGGGATCAAATTTGGTGTAGGCGCAGTTATCACTGTCTTGAAGCAGGTGTTCAGCATATTCGGGGACACCATTGGCAGGGTTCTCGGTGATGCGATCAAGGTCTTCTCTGGATTCTTTGAATTGCTCGGCGGACTATTGCATGGTGACACGCATAAAATCGTTGAGGGCGCGAAGAAGATCGGTTCTGGAATTCTTCACGGAATCCTTGACATAGTGCTTGCGTTGCCTCGTGCAATGTTGAAGATTTTCATCAGTTTGGTCAATGATGTTCTGAAGTGGCTCGGAATTTCATCACCGTCCCGTGTCTTCATGAGGATCGGTCGTGCAATTCTTGACGGTTTGATGGCTCCTCTGAAGTGGCTTGTCCATTTCGGAAAGCAGATCGTTGACTGGATCGGCAGCGGCATCAGTAGTTTGACCAATTGGGCAATCAGCACCGGCAAGAATATCCTGAAGTGGATTTTGAAGGGTGCTCAAGAGGTTTGGAAGGACATCAAGTCGATCGGCTCCTCGATTGCCTCGTGGATCTGGAATGGCCTGAAGGATATTGGCAAGGACATTATTGGTTTCGGAAAGAAGATCGTTGATTGGATCGTTCAGGGTGTCAAGAGCGCCCCAGGAAAGATTGCTGGCGCGATTGTTGGTCTAATTCCGAATCCAGTCAAGCAGGGTGCTTCGGATGTCGCTCACTTGTTCGGAAATATCCTCCCGTTCAGCACGGGTGGTCCTGTGCCGGGATTCGGAGGCGGAGACACTGTTTCTGCGCGTCTAGAGCCTGGCGAGCATGTATGGGCTAAGGATGAGGTTCGCGCGGCCGGTGGTCATGGTGCCATGTACGCGATGCGGTCCTACTTTGGCGGTGGAGGGCAAGGCGGATCTGGGAAATATGCTCAGGGTGGAGCAATTCCGTCACAGCAAGCGAATTCTTCAACAGTCCAGGCGAATGTATCAACGTCTACGAATTTGTTTGCGGGTCTTCACAGGTTCATCAAGCTGTACCTTCAGGATTGGCAATACTTCTGGAATCAGATCGTTGGCATAAATAAACGCCAAGAGGGAATTCAGCTAACTTCCTTCAAGAATAACTTCTCAGACATCATTCATCAGACGAATCTGTTCGTCAATAATTATGGTGATATCTTGAGGAAATTCTGGAACAAGACAAACGATCAGACAAAGAATCGCCTAAATGACTTTTACACGAATTTCAAGAACACCTACACACAGGTCAGTAAGGACACATTCAATGCTTTCTGGTATATCCAGCACGCTGCCAATGTTTCTCTGAAGGCGTTTGGAGCCAAGGCTGTAAATGTAACGCTCGGTCCGCTTCCTAAATTCGCAGAAGGTGGATATGTTGGAAATAAGGGCGAGCGAGGCAAGGATAAGGTCCATGCGCTGCTAGGGCGCGGTGAAGCTGTTCTGAATTGGGCACATCAGCGCATCGTAGAGCCAGCAATGAATGCTTATTACGGCTGGGGCCTCGGCGACATGTTCCAGAAGATAAACGGAACACACGCCGGTCAGGCTGACACGAGTTCGAACAGGTATGCATCAGGTGGGTATGTGTTCCCGTTCAGCGGCAGCGGATGGTCATGGAGTCGTACTGACCAAGGTGTTGACTTTGGCGGGACCGGGCCAATTGGAGCTATTGGACCCGCTCAGGTGACTTATTCGAACCCGAACGATGGTTGGTATCCGCCTGCCCCGGCATTTATGGTGTATCGACTGACTGGCGGTCCAATGAAGGGTCGCTATGTCTATGTTTCGGAACACATCAACAATATGGCTCCGGTAGGAACAAAGGTCGGCGCTGGTCATGCTGTGGCGAACATGACTGGTGGCATTGAAATGGGTTGGGCGGCTGGACCGCACGGGTATCAGATCATTCAGCCTCAAGGTGCTAACCATCTAACCCAGGCTGGTCAGGATTTCCACAGCATGTTGCTCGGCCTTACTCATGGTCAGATCCGGGGTGGCAAATTTGGTTCTGGGGCTGGCGCTCAGGCTGTATGGAATGCGGTAAAGGCACCAATCATTCATGGCTCTGGTGTGATGGCAGAAATCGTAAGGTCAGCTATAAAGCGGGTTGATAGGGCCGTCAATAGGTATGGTGAAAATCAATCTGCATCAACAACCGGCGGAACAAAGGGTATTGGCTTTACCGGAGCTAAGGGAACTGCAATTTCGAAGCTTCCCGGTGGATGGACTCGACTTGGTGCTACCGAAGATACGTGGTGGCAGTATGGGATTTCTGAATCCGAGTTTGCCCGTCGTCAAGCGGGTGGTGCTAGTAATTACAATCGAGGGTTCTCATACGCAGAGCTTGGTGCAACACCCGGATATGCTAATTATGTCGGCGGCATCATCGCTCGTGCGCTTGGTATTCGTGGTGGACGCTACGGCTTGCCATATGGATTCCCATTGTGGTTCCGTGGCGCAGGCCAGCAACAGGCATATAAGGGAATCAAGTCTGATATTGGATCGGGCCAAGCTGGCGATCTCTTCTATGGAGCCGATCTTCATCCAGAGCTAGCCAAGGCGATTCATTTTGGAGGAAAGGGAGCAATCGAAGTCAAGCGCGCTGCTCGTGGCTTGATGAGCAAGGCACGTCCGATTCTCGCGCACGCTGGCGAATGGATTCTGAACAAGGGTCAGCAGTCGAAGATCGCAAATCGTCTCGGTACTAGTGTCAAGGGCCTGAAGGACTCACTTGGCTTTACTGGTGGACCGCACTCTTATGATGGCGGCGGTGAGCCTGTTCCTATTTCTGTTCGTTCTGAAGGTCAGTCAAGTCACATAGGCGGCCAATATCAGCTTCCAGATTACGTAATCGACACGCCGTCGTTCTATGCGACTGCATTGCGAGACTATAACCTCGCTCAGCGAATTACTCTGACGATCAGAGGAAATCAAAAGAACATCGCCAAGGGGATCAATCAGTTCCTTCAGAATTTCGCGCTCGTCGGTGGAGACAATGGACTCTTCGCCCTCGCGGCGCAGGCAATTCAGGATTACGTAACACAGCAGCAGGCAATTGTCGCTTTGGCTGCGGTTGGTGTTCGTCGCATCAATGGGGTTCTCAGGCGCGGGCGCGCTCAGACAAGCGTTCAGGCTGCACGAACTGATCTAGGCGCGACGGCTGGTCAAATTACAGCCATCAATCAATTGCAAGGCGAGCAGGAACAGGCACTCAAGGGTGTTAGGACAGAATTGAGACGCCTTGGAAGGCCGACGGCTGCAAATATGAAGATGTATCAGCGTCTCATCGCCGCTCGCCAGAATCTCATCAACGATATAACGACGCAAGATCAGAATCTTGCCCAGGCGTACTCAGATCAGTATTCAAAGCAGGTTGCTCTATTCCAGGCTCAGGTGAATCAGACTCTACGCGGTGTCGGAGTTATTAGCGGAACGCAAATCGGAAAGCTTCTGGATGTTGGTTCTGGAACCTTCGACAACATCAAGAGTGTTCTCGGCAAGGCCGCGAAGAACATCGGGCCTGCTATTCGCTTGCAGCTTGCCCAGACAGCACAGCAAATTGCACAGACACTTGGCGACCCGGCTCTTCTGTCACAAGCCGATCAAGCTGTACTGGACGCATCCAGGCAAAATCAGAAGGATCTTCAAAAAGCCTATACGAAGGCTGCCACCAAGGCTAAAACAGATCCTCGCTGGCAGACGGTTGCCGACGATTTGCTACAGCAGCTTGAAGGAGCGACCGCTGCCGTCGCCCAGGCACAGGCCCAGGGGCTCTCTGACGCAATTTCGGCAACGGACACGGCTGCACAGAGGAGAATGGCGGCTATCGATATTCAGGGGCGCATGGCTACCGTTCTCTCGGCGCTTGGCAACGGGCTCGCCGGGGCGGCTGCTCAAATTGGCGTGTCGAGGGCCAGAGGAGGCGAGATCCAAGGTGAAATAGGCCAATATCGCGGTCTTCTCGCTCAGGCGCAAGCACAGGGCAATACTGGACTCGTAAATACCCTTACTGACAAGATCGCTGAATTGAATGCCACGCTGGTAGAGTCTAATTTGCAGACTCAGCAGCTTATTACAGCGTATCGTCAGCAGGCGATCAGTATTTTGACAAATCAGAATCAGGCAACAGGTGGATTCTTCCAAGCTGCCCAGGGAATCGCTCAGACACTTGGGCAGATCGCTGGTAATCAAAACCTGCCTGCATTGATCGCCTACGCTCGCGCCACAGCATCCAATTTGATAGATCAAGGTAGGCAGGTGGTTGATTCCATTCGGCAGACGATG